TAAGGCTATTAAGCAAATCAGACTTTGAGGTACCTGCAATAGAAATGATAAAAGATTTACCTTTTAGGGGTAAGGCTGATATTATACAAGGCGATACTATTGTAGACCTCAAAACCTCAGCTGACCTCAGTACGTTTAAATATAGTGCTGACAAATATGGTTACGACTTACAGGCGTGGCTCTACTTAAAGCTATTTAATAAAAGCAACTTTGTTTTTTTAGTAGTAGACAAAGCCAGTACTGATATAGGTATTTTTGATGTAAGCGATGACTTTTTAAAGCGTGGCGAAAATAAGTTTAGACAAGCTGTAGATAATTACAAATACTTTTTTAAACAGGACAATGACTTAGACCAATATGTAATGCGAGGAATACTATGAAACTATTTGAAGATAATTGGGGTGTAGACAATAGCCCTATTGACGAAACAGAAATAACTACTACTTTACTATACTTTAGTAAGCAAGAACTAGCGCAATTTAAAAAGCTTTGCAAGACTGGCATAAAAATTGAGTTCGGTGAAGAGTACCAACAAAAGGGCAACCTTAGTGACTTTTTATTAAAAATATTAAATGAACGATATGGAACAGTATAGATTAAAAAGAATACTTGACGATAAACAAGCTGCAAAGCTTAAAACAAAATACGTTACAGAAAACCACTATAACACACTAATAACAAGTGATGCTGATGGTTACGACTACCATACAGGCGAACTATTATTTAGATACCGTAAAAACGCAATACCTTTTGAATTATTAAAAAGTGGTTACGATGCTTTTAAAAACAGTATAGAACTTACAGAAAGCAGGGGTGCAGCAAGTGGTAGCAGCCACAAGCGTATTCGTAAAGATGGCTCAGTAAGTAATATAACTGTAGGTAATAAAGTTGAGTCTGGTAGTGTAGGGTATATGGATAAGAGTGCGATGGTGCATTACTGTAGAAAAACAGCATTTGCTAAAAAATACTTTGAAGAGTTTAAATCAGGAATACCATTCGTACAATACATTGACAAAAAGTATGAGGAACTTTGCCCAGAGCATTACGCTAGGCAAAAAGCTATTGCAGTAGGTACAAATCAAAACTACGTTATAGATAATACTAGCTTTACAACGGTTACGGTAAATAGAAACTTTAGAACAGCAGTACACCAAGACTCTGGCGATTTTAGGGATGGCTTTGGTAACTTAGTTATTTACAGGGAGGGTAACTGGGGTGGAGGTTATTTTGTACTGCCTGAGTACGGAGTTGCTATAGATATGCAAAATACAGACTTGTTATTTGTTGATGTACACAAATGGCACGGGAACACAGAATATACAAACTGTGAAGAGGGCTGGCTAAGGGTTAGCTTTGTGTTATACTATAGGGAATATATGTACCAATGCAAAAGCCCTACTGAACAACTGCAAGAAATTAAACAAGAAAAAACAGGGTATTTAACTTTATAACAATCAATAACAATGGACATAAAGAAACAAGTGCAAGCTAATGAATTTGAAGAAAAAGTATATGATTACTTTAATGATATACACAATATACCGCTTAGCCATTTTGTAAGCAAAACAGGTCAATTTACAAGGGGTGAAAACAGGCAAGGCTTTGAAATTAAAAATGACCAAAGATATAAACAGACAGGAAATTTATATATATCTGTAAAAAGAGTATATGCAGAAAGCGGAAAAGAATACCCAAGTGGAATATATAGGGATACAGAAACAGCCCAATTATTTTATATTATAGGTGATAGTGATAATTTTTGGATAATTGCTACAAAGCATTTAAGGACATATTATGAAGAAAATGATTTGCAACCTATTAAAGGATTTAAATCAGCTACAGGCGGTCAAGAAATAGGTTTTTTATTAAGTACACGAAAAGCCGATAGGCTTTGTGCTGCAAAATATTCCACACAAACTAAACTTGATATATAATGGAGCAAATTAATATTTTAATTATAGGTAATTGTGGTGTGGGTAAAACCTATGTAATGCAAAACCTAATAAAAAACTTTAAATGCGACAACCCTATGAATGTAGGCTTGCTACACTATAGAACAAATGGTTATTTGAATATAACAGGTAAATACGAGGGCGGTGTATTCCAAGGCAGCGACAAACTAAGTATGAGTGTAATGACAAGCCTTGATGAATACTTACAAGAAGTGCAAGGGGTAAACATTTTTGAAGGCGATAGGTTTACAAATAAAAACTTTATAGCTAAAGCAAAACCATATATAATTAAAATAAATGGTAACGGTGAAAAGGGTAGGCAGCTTAGGGGCTCAAGCCAAACCAATAGGCAAATAAAAACTATAGAAACTAGAGTAAATAATATTGAATATGACTTTAGCTTTAATGATAGTTATTTATTGAAGAAATATTTGCAAGACCTGCTAAGTGTTAGTAATTTTAATTTGATAAAAAAAGTATTAGATAACGATAAAGCTAATTACACACACAAACAGCAAAGCTTATTTTGAATAAAGATTTAATTGAAGAGTTTTACCTTTTGGCTTTAATAGATATATCAAGTGGCAGGGATATAAAAGAACTTGAACAAGCAATTGAAATTTATGAGCAAGAAGAAGAGTATGAGGCGTGTGCTGGTATATTAAAAGCAATACACGAATCAGGATATATGACAATCAAAGAATTAATAAATAAAATAGAAGATGACAAACACACAAAAAATAGTTAGAACATTAGTAGAAGATTACTACAAATTAGATATAACTACACACACAAGAAAGCGACCATACATAGAAGCAAGAGCAATCTATTACAAGTTGCTAAGGGATAACACCCATTATTCATTAACAGAAATAGGTAAAACAATGAATAAAGATCACGCTACTGTATTATACTTTACAAGAAAAGCCAAAGACTGGTTATTGTTTGATAAAGAGTTTGAGCAGGACTTTTTAGCATTAAGCAAAAGGTTTAATAAAGCCAAAGAACTAAACCCCGAAGCTTTTATAAGGTCAGTAACATTAGAGGGCTTTTGGGAGGGGCAATACACTAAACTAAACGAACAACACCAAGAGTTAGAAATAAGATATAAGTACTTACAATCACAATTAAAAAAGGTCAACCCAGATTTAGCTGAACAGTTTGAATTAACAAATAGTTAAAAAGTTTATTGTATAATTGAATAAACAATCTTTTTCAAATGGATAAAAGGAAGTTTAATGGTGGTGCAAGGGAAGGAGCAGGGCGTAAACCAAAGGCTGATGAAATGAAATTAGTTGAAAGGTTAAGCCCTTTAGAAGATACTGCATTACAGGCTTTAAAAACAGGTGTAGAGTCTGGCGACATACGCTGGATTAAACTTTACTTAGAATACTACATAGGTAAACCAAAAGAAACTAAGGATATTACAATCAACGAGGACTTACCGTTGTTTGTAGACTAGTATGCGAATTAAGCAAACTATTGCGACTAAAAAGCTACGGAAGCTAGATAGTAGGATACGTATTGTTAAGGGTGGAACCTCAGCAAGTAAAACAATATCTATATTAGCTATCTTAATAGATTATGCAGTAAAAAACCCCAATAAAGAAATAAGCGTAGTAAGTGAAAGCATACCTCACCTACGTAGAGGTGCTTTAAAGGACTTTTTAGGGATTTTAAAAGGGCAGCAAAGGTATAAGGACAGCCAGTTCAATAAAAGTACCTTAAAATACAATTTTACTAATGGCAGTTATATAGAGTTTTTTAGTACAGACCAGCCTGACAAGCTTAGGGGTGCAAGGCGTACTGACCTATATATTAACGAGTGTAACAATGTTCCGTTTGATGCCTACACACAATTAGCAGTAAGAACAAGCGGTGTGATCTGGTTAGATTATAACCCTTCTAATTTGTTTTGGGTAGACAAAGAACTAATAGGCAAACCAGATACGGATTACATTACATTAACTTATAAAGACAATGATGCGTTACCTGAAAGCATTGTAAAGGAAATAGAAAAGGCTAAAGAAAAAGCTAAGACTTCAACTTACTGGGCTAATTGGTGGAAAGTGTATGGACTAGGCGAGCAGGGGAGCCTTGAGGGCGTGTGCATACCTGATTGGAAAGAAATAGATGTAATACCAGAAGCTGCACGACTGTTAGCATACGGAATGGACTTTGGCTATAGTGTGGATCCTACTACTCTTATAGGGCTTTACAAATGGAACGAAGCTTACATATTTGATGAGGTGCTATATAAAAAGGGTATGCTTAACAGGGATATAAGTAGGTTTTTAAGCCAGCAGGATATAAAAGAAAACATTATAGCAGACTCAGCAGAACCTAAAAGTATTGCTGAACTAAATGGCTATGGGCATACTGTTTACCCTGTAAGCAAAGGCAGGGATAGCGTAGTATATGGTATTAACCTAATAAACCAAAACGAAATATATATAACTGCAAGAAGCAAGAACTTAAAAAGGGAACTACAGGGTTACGTATGGGCAAAAGACAAAGAGGGCAACACACTACAAAAGCCTACAGGTGCGCACCCTGACTGTATAGATGCCGCAAGGTATGTACTAACAGACCAATTAGAAAACCCAAACAAAGGGGAATACTACATTTATTAAAAAAAATTGTAAAATATTTTGGTAGTTAATAAATTGTTTATATATTAGCACTATAAAACAATAACAAATGAACAAGTATAAACAAAACTTAAGATTAGACGGCAATAAGGTATTTTCATATAATACACACGTCGCAACGATAGAAGGAACACAACTTATTCAATTAGGTTACTGGTCACAAACTACACAAAAACATATTAACTATGTAGCTAACGAATTAGGGTTAGGTTTAATTAAAATTCAATAACAATGAGCAAATCAAGAGAACAGTTTTTACACAACTTAAAAAAGGCAAAACGCCAAGCAGAAACAGACCGTGAACAGTTAGAACGTGAAATTCGTGAAGCCACAAAACAAGATAGGCTCAGGGATGCAGAAATGTACCCTACATTTGGTAAAACCAATTTATTTTAATTATGGAAAACAAGACAGAATACATTTTAATAAAGCAGATAACTGCTAAAGAAAACAGAAAGAATATAATAAAAATAATAAGTCAAGCATTTGCTTTTGTAGCATTGGCATTCGCTTCAATGTATGGTTTTTTATATTTTATGCTATGGGCTAATGAAATAACTGACAAGATTGTTGGATTATTTTAATATTATAAAAGAATGCTGGGATAACGATATATATGTAGTACAAAAACCAACAAAGCGAGGAATGCAAAAAAATGTTGACGTTACTTTATATATTGACTACAAAGGCAAAGGGAAAGTAGAAGGCGGTGAAACATATAAGCAAAACAGTATGGAACTGCAAGATGCAATAATAACAGCGTACAAATACGCACACAAAAGATTTATAAGTAAAGAATAAGTTTTTTCATTTGTTTTTGTTTGGGATTAGGTGGCATATAGCTACCTTTTCCTTTTTATACATATTACTAATTAATTTATTGTAATTATATGAAGATTGAAATAAACGTACCTGATTCACTTAGCGAAATAACTTTAGCACAATATCAAAAGTTTGAAAAGCTAAATACAGAAGAAAACAAGGACAGCACTTTCCTACTGCAAAAGATGGTGGAAATATTTTGTGGCTTGCAGCTTAAAGAAGTAGCGACAATAAAATATAAAAGCGTACAAGTAATAGCTAATCACTTAAATAAAGTATTTGATGTAAAGCATTCTTTAGTTCCTACGTTTACTTTAAACGGTATTGACTATGGTTTTATACCAGTACTTGACGATATGACATTAGGCGAATATATAGACCTTGATGAAAGCTTAGGCGATTGGCAAAATATGCACAAAGCAATGAGCGTACTGTACAGACCAATAACATATAAGAAAGGGCATAAATACCAGATAGAAGAATACAAAGGAACTAATGATACAATGCTGCAAGCGCCTTTAGATGTTGTATTTGGTGCTATGGTTTTTTTTTACAGTTTAAGCAACGAGTTAATGACAATTATCCTGAGTTATTTACAGAAGGAGGCGAACAATCTGACTATTCAACAACAGGAACTTTTGGAAGCAAATGGGGTTGGTATCAGTCGGTCTATGCAATTAGTAAAGGAGATGTTACCAAATTTGACCAAATTACAAAGCTCAATGTTCACGAATGCTTAATGTATTTGGCTTTTGAAAAAGATAAAATAGAATTAGAAAAGAAACTGATTAAAAGAAGATGAAAGGGTTTTACAACGTAACAGATAAACTAAAAGATGCACTTATAGCAGAGCCATTTGTAAATACAGTTACATTCGGTTCTATTGATGATGTAGACCTCAACAAACAAACTATCTTTCCTTTGTCTCACATTACGGTAAACAATACAACCGTAGGAACTAAAACGCTTACTTTCAATATCAGTATTCTTTCTATGGATATTGTAGATATTAGCAAAGATGAGGTTGATGATGTGTTTATAGGAAACGACAACGAACAAGACGTACTAAACACTCAATTAGCTTTACAGACAAGAGTAATAAACACCTTACAAAGAGGAGACCTATATACAGATCTTTATCAAATAGAGGGGGATGTTACTTGTGAACCATTTGTAGATAGATTTGAAAACAAGTTAGCAGGATGGGCAGCTACTTTTGACGTGATAGTGCAAAACGATATGACAATTTGTGATTGATGGAATTTAAAAGAACACAAGAAGCATTAGAAGCCTTTAAAAAGTTTGTTATACAACAAGCCAGAACAAGGCTTAGTAAAGACCGTAAAAACGTATCTAAAGAACTTTACAATAGTTTAGATGCTATAATTAAGGTTACACCTAACGCAATACAAATGAACTTTGAAATGGAAGATTATGGTTTGTTTGTTGACAAGGGTGTAAGCGGTACTGAAAAAAAGTATAACACACCTTATAGCTATACTACTAAAATGCCCCCCATAGCACCTTTAGCTAAATGGGCAAAAAGTAGAAACATTAGGCTAAGGGATGAGGAAGGTAAATTTAAAAAAGGTAATTACCAAACTATAGGTTATCTAATAGCAAGAAGCATATACAGAAAAGGAATTAAACCAAGTTTATTCTTCACTAAACCATTTGAACAAGGATTTAAAAAACTACCTGAAGCATTAGCAGATAAATTTGCATTAGATGTTGATGATTTCTTGGCATATACATTAAAAGAAGATAGATTAAGATGAGTACAAAAATAAACGTAAGAAGTCCGTTTTATTTACATTTAGATGAACCTACAATTCCGCTACCTGAATATAATTGTTCTGTAGCAAATTTAACAGGATTTTCAATAGATAATCAAGGTGTAATTACTTTGCCAAGTCCGAGTTATGGCTCTATATATTCTTATACAAGTACTGACCCTGACTTCTCTAATAATAAGTTTGCAGTAGAAACAAGCGACACCTCAAGAACAGTTGATTTTACTTTAAACATTCCTACAGGACTTTATTCTAATTCATCTGATTTATATTATGTATGTTCACTTACTACCACGCAAGCAGGAACAGGAGGCGCAGCAGCACCTTGTACAGGTGGACCAACTACTTCGGGTTCTATTCCATCTCAAACTATTGCGAGTGGCGGTTCTACTGTTGATATTGATTTGAGTGGTTACTTCACAGGAGAAACAACCTATGCAGTATCTAACAATGACCCTTTATTGGTTACAACTGCAATAAGCGGAAGTACATTAACTATAAGTTCAAATGCAATAGCAGGAAGCACAACAGTATATGCTTTAGGTAGAGATGCAAGTTATCCTACTACTTGTGAGGCAGTACAACCCATATCGGTTACAGTAAGTGCAGTAGGTGTAGATTTTGATTGTAGTCCAAGTCCTTTAAGCGGAGGTTCAATAGCAGCAGATGGTACTATCACAAGACCGCAATCAACCGCAACAATACAAGGGATATCTTTAACAAATGGAGGTGCTTTGTTGAGTCCTGAACAAATAACCGCTAATACAGGTTCATCTTCACAAGATGTTACTTTGTGGTTTAAATTAACTGCACCTTTAGGGTATGATAATGCAGGTGCTACGGTTTGGTGTTCTGCCACGCTTACTCAAGCAGGAACTGCACCATTAGTATTTGATTGTGATTTAGCTGCACTTACAGGTCAAAAGATTGCAAAGGATGGTAGTATATCTTTAGGAACTGCAGCTTTAGGAACAGTAAATAGCTTTACACCACCTGACCCACCATTAGGAACGGTAACAACAAACACCACAAGAACTATAACATTCCAAGTAGAAATACCGAGTGGATATGCTAATGCAGGAACAGAAATAGATTGTGATAAAGAACTAATACAACCTGCTACTACTTCAATATGTGGTAGTAATCAGTTTTATATATCCACAGGAAAAAACAGAGTCATTGATTTTTGTGATGCTACGTATGCAACATCTACATTAATAACCTCAACTGCAACTACGATTACAGGATTAATGGGTAGCCAAATATGTAGAAGTGGTAATGCGTTTAATGGCAAAATGCTATACTATGCAGTTAGAACAGGATATATACAATCTGCAGCAGGTATAGGAGTGGGAGATTATTATGTAATACAAATAGATTCAGCAGGAATTGTTTTATCAGTAGAAATAGGAAACTGTCAAGGTGGAGGTGGTTCAGGAGCAACAATAATTTTATAGTATGGCACTTAAAAGAGTAGAAGTAGATTTGTATATATGGGAGGGGTTAATAGGCAACCAACCTACAGTACCACAATACGAAATAAACAAAGCAAGAATAGACACTCATAACAATATTACGCTTGAAATAGGGGAACTTGTAAGAGATTATTTAGAACTATCATTTAACGATGACTATGCATCACACACAAGGTGGGTAAAAGCGGTGGTTGATTATTACGATGAATCAGATAACTATTATTCTTATAGCAATCCCGAAGTATTTACTTACATAGCAACGGATGGGTATGGGTATTTTGAGGATGGAACAAATCCCGAACTATCAAGACACGCTCTAATAAGTGCAGACAATATTTACTTGCCCGAATCAACCGCAGGTAGATTACCAATATTTGCAGAAGGAGTAGGAAAGGTTACAATAGATTCAGTAGATACAGAAATAACCGACAATGGTAATACAAACCAAAAGATACAGTATGTAACTATTCCTGCTGATAGTTCTACAATTCAAGTCTACGATACGGATGACACTACACTATTAAAAACAATTAGTGTTACTAATTTATGTGAGCCTAAATACACTCCTTTTAAAGTGACATTTGCAAACAAATATGGAGCATTCCAAGACTTATACTTTTTTAAGAGAACATCAGAAACTACAAATGTTACAGACGAAACTTTCAAACGTAACACAATAGCAAATGCAACCTCAACCTATCAAACATACGAGGGTCAACGGCAAAGGTATAATGTAAACTCACAAACAAGTCTTTCTATGAATACAGGGTTTGTTAAAGAAGATATGAATCAAACTATTGAGGAATTATTCTTTAGTGAAAATGTATGGATAAGATACGAGGGTAAAACACTACCTATTATCCCTGCTTCTAAATCACTACAATATAAAACAGTACTAAATGATAAACTAATAAACTACACCGTTAACTTTGAATTTGCGTTTGATAGAATAAACAATGTGCGTTAATGTTACAGCTACAACTATATATAGAGGGTCAAGAGGTAGAATTGTATAAGGATGAGAGTATAACTCTTACTCAATCGATACAGGATATTAAAGATATATCTAAAGTATTTACAGACTTTACAAGAACCTTTAATGTTCCTGCTTCAAAAGCTAACAATAAAATATTTAAGCATTTTTATAATCCACACATTAGGTCGTTTAATTCCAAAACAGGAAGTTTTGAATCCTACGATGCTCGTAAAAAG